GAATCGCTGTAAAGGCGCTCAATTTTATAGGGACGCGATTCCTAATTTTACACTAACTCTTCAGGAGTTAGACGGAGTTCTACTTGTAGGGCACAACGTAAAGTTTGACCTAGCCCATATGATATATGGATGTATGACGGAGCTGATTAACAATGGGCACACACCACAAGAAACACTTGCTAATATCCACAAGCTGCTATCCACAATACAGGTGTGGGATACTATGATAGCTGAGTATTACCTCTCAGACCAAGAAGTATCCTCCCCTTCTCTGGAGTATTGTTGTGAGTCTTATGGTATTCCTTTTACCAAGGATGAAACTGTATCCGAGAGTTTCAAGCTGGGACTAGGTGCAGATAAAATAGATAAGGATACTCTGCTTCAGTATCTGCATGAAGACGTAGTAAATACTTCTCTCCTATTCCGTAAGCAGATAGAGCGTGCGTATCAGAAGGGAGGTGCAGGATATGTTCGTTTCTTGATACACATGATGGGAGCTACTGTTGCCACAGTACAGGCAGAGGTTTATGGTATAGCCTTGAACCAGGCCACGCTTAACGAGGAAGCACAGGAGATTCGTGATGAGCTTTCTGACTGTGAGGCTAGACTTAACAATATAATTAAGCGGGTTCTTTCCCCTCCTAGTGGTCTAGGAACTTTGGAGAAGTCAAACGTAACCATTTCTCCAACTTCGAATAAGACTGTTGGTCTTGTGCTATACGGAGGGGATATAGAGTTACATACTCAAGTACCGATACTTAACGCCCAAGGTAATCCAGTAGTTTACAAATCAGGAAAGAAAAAGGGAGAACAACGGTATAAGAAAGGTAAACAGATTTACCATGCAATGGGATTACTAGATAGGGCTGACCACTACATTCCAAAACCTCCGGAAGAAAAGGTAGACGAAAAAACCTTGCAACACCTTTTACTTCGTGTAGAAAACGTCATAAACACCTACTCAGGCATACCTCCGGGTTATCTTAGGATAATGGAAGAGTTTCTTGAAACGCTGCTTGTGTTCCGCCAGCTAAACAAAGACTTGGGAACGTACTTCGATGGTATACCTAAGTACGCAGACAAGTATGGGTTGGTGCATCCTAACTTTAATCACGCAATCACAAAGACTAAACGCTTGACTGGTAGCTCTCCTAACTTCCAGAACATGTCTAACAAAACATCACAGGTAGATGACGATGGGGATTAAGAATCACTTTGTTCCTCGGTTCGATGACGCCGTATTCCTAGAGTTCGATTATGCCCAGCTAGAGATACGTGTTCTAGCTATGGCCACGCTATGTCCACAACTCATAGCGGATATCAACTCTGGGATGGATATGCACAGGGAGTTTGCATCACAGATTTTTAACAAACCGGCACAGGATATTACAGCCGACGAGCGCAAGCTTGCTAAGGGTTTTTCCTTCCAGCTACAGTATGGAGCTGGCGCACCTTCTATCGCTAAGTTCTGGGGAGTAGATGTGGACCTAGTACAGCAGTTTATTGATGCGTACTACAAACGATACCCTGAAGTAAAGGTGTGGCAAGATAATAATATAAACACCGTTCGAAACTACAATATATTTTTCCAGGCAGGAAATGTAGCTACTACGTCTACTAACAAACAGATACCCTTGCATGGAAGTCGTGTCCCTTCTATTTGGCCTGAACGCTGGGGAGAGTTTTATATTAGCCAAACCTTATATGACGAGAATAGGTCCCCAGTGTTCCCAGGAACAAAAATAAAGAACTATCCTATACAGGGAGGTGCTGCTGATATCATTCTACTGAAGCTGAATGAAATACGCTCGGAGTTATTGGTAGACCAGGATGTGATAGACCGACTACTGTTTATCAACACAGTACATGATAGCTTTCTATTTGAGATGATTACGGGTAAAGCTGGAGATCCGACTAACACAGAAATTGCTATAAAAATCAAGACCTTACTAGAGGATGTTGAAGGGACTCTTCAAGGGTTCTTCCCTAACCTAAATGTCCCTGTTGCCTTTCCTGTTGACGTTAAGTGGGGAAAGACTTGGGGAGACATGAAAGACCTTGACCCATATGATTACATATGATATAATATACTTACAGTTATATCAATATAACTGTCTTACTTAATTAGGAGAATATACATGCCAACTAAAACTGGAACAGTCGCCCTCGTTGCTCGTAACAAGAAAGCCTTCACTCTCGAAGGAGACGAAACAGACCGCTGGTACACCGCCTTCAATCCCAGCCAGTGTGACGGCGTGGGCCGTGGAGCGACAGTCGAGTTCACATTCAAGGAGAACCAGAAGGGAGAACGGACTTACTACAACATTCAGCGTTCGGTTAAGGTAATCAATCCGGGCATGGGTGGTGATGATACCAACGCTGACACAAGCGGTGTGGGCAGTGCTAAGGCTAACAACCCTCCGCAGACCTTTGGAAATGTGGCTATCTCTACCAACCTGAGTATTGCACGACAGAATGCGTGTAACGTTGCAGCCAACGTACTTGCACGACAGTTTGCGTGTGACCCAAGTAAACTCAATAAGGACACGGCAGAGTGGCTTGGACGTCGCGTAGTAGATATGGCACAGGTCATCGAAGACTACACCACAGGTGAGATGGATAAGCGTGAAGCTAAGGAGAAGATGGAAGCCAAGCAGGAGCTGGCTAACATGAAGGGAACTGAAGTTCTTGACGAATTCGACGACGTAGACATGGAGTAATAGCAATGGGACTCGTGCGGTCAGACGGGAACAAACTTATCGCGTTGTTCGATGGGGATATCCTCGTCTACCGCGCGGGCTTTGCAGCAGAGAAGCGGCAGTATTCTGTAAGAGGAATCGTCGGAACTTTCCCTAATGCAAAGTCTGCGCGTGATGCAGCAGCAGCAAAAGGTATTCCACAAACACACGTAACGTGGGAGCGTATAGCAGAACCAAAAGAGAATGCGTTCCACAACGTTGACAAGATAATCAACAGCACTATTAAGAAGTTACACGACCAGCTAAACACTGTTGAACACACGTTTGTGATATTTCTTACTGGGTGTACAGAGCAGCCTAACTTCCGGGAAGAGAACAACCACGGATACAAGGCCAATCGTGACCCTAAGAACAAACCTACACACTACGATGAGATTCGTAATTACATTCGTAATAAGTATCCTACGGTACTTACCCAAGGTGCTGAGACAGATGACTACCTTTGCCAAGCAGCAAAGGACGCACCGGAACGTTTGTATCCGGGCGACCCTAATGTGGTCCCAGTCATAGTGAGTATCGATAAAGACTTACTCTCTGTTCCGGGACTGCATTACAACTTTGTTAAGGACGAAGTAGTTGACGTTGATGTAGATATGGCAGACTTCAACTTCTTCTCGCAAATGCTACAAGGAGACGTTGCTGATAACGTAATGGGAATCAAAGGCTATGGCCCAAAGAAAGCCGAATCCACCCTCTCTCCTGCGTATGGCGATGAGTTTGCCTTGTGTGCGAGGGCCATGTCCGTATATCGGTCCAGAATCAGTGACGAAGATTGGGTCGCTCGGTGGAACGAGAATGCAATTATGTTGTATATCTGGCGTTCGGTTCCGGATATCTGTCCGTGGCTGTTTAGTGATGAGTCCGACGCTAACGCATTCATAGAAGAGTATTACGCCTAATGCCTGCTCGCAAGCGAAGACCTTTGTCAAAGAAAACTTCGCGGGGGCGGTCACTGAACGGCCGTAACCCTGCCTTCAGGAGTAAATTCGAAGAGACGATAGCAAGTAACTTGCGGGTGGCGGGTGTAAAGTTTGACTATGAAACAGTTACTGTCACATACCAGAAAGAGGTACGAGGAAGTGAGTGTCAAGCATGCGGGTCAACTGATGTGTATACTACTGCTAAGTATACTCCTGACTTTATCCTTACCAATGGGATATTCATTGAGGCGAAGGGAAAGTTCACTCCCCGCGATAGGACAAAAATCCTCGCTGTTCTTAGGAGCAACAACGAAATAAACAGAGACAACTTTCGAATCCTGTTTATGTATGACAACTGGTTGACAAAGAAGAAACTAAAGCGATACACCGATTGGTGTGCACAACACGACATCCAGTGTGCAGTAGGCACAGAGGTTCCGGAAGAATGGACAAAGAAAAACTGAAGAAAATTATTAGTGAATATGTCACCAAGACTTTTGGTGCTCCTCCCAGTGATAAGAAGCTAGAGGAGTATCTATTCGATTTTGAAACAGGTCCAGACGGGTTTGTAGACTTCTGGCCCGACCCCTACGGTGGGGCATACACATCTACCCACCTGCGGATGATTGCTGATATCCTTGACACAGCTAACGCAGAGTGGAGGGACCACTTGGAAGAGGCTCTTAGTGAATGAAGCACGCATTTATTCCTGATACTCAGATTAGACCTGAGTCTGATACCAAGCATATCCTAGCAGCAGGTCACTACCTAGCTGATAAGAAACCTGACAAAGTAATTATCATAGGTGACTGGTGGGATATGCCTTCTCTCTGTTCTTATGACAAGCCCGGCTCCCACGGATGGGAAGATAAGGATGTAAAGGCAGACTTCGAAGCTGGCAAGGAAGCAATGGAAATGTTCCTAGGAGCATTGCGTAAACCTAGAGGATATAATCCAGAGGTATACTTCACGTATGGGAACCACGAAGACCGGGTACGTAGAGGACAGGAAGATCCTAATAACCGTAAATTCCAAGGATTTCTTTCAGACGACTCCTTCGGACTCGATAGCTGTGGGATTATCTCTGTGCCCTTCTTGGAAATTCTCCAACTCGACGGTATTCTATACTCGCACTACTTCGTTAACCCTGACTCATTGTACACGAACCCCATTGGCGGGACAATTGAAAATAAGTTGCGCAAACTGGGACACAGTTTTTCTATGGGACACCAACAACACAAACAATATGGTTCCGTGTACACTGCAACTGGGGAGAGGCGCGTTGGGCTCGTGTGCGGGCGTTTCTATTCAGACCTCCCCGAATACTTAGGCCCACAGAAGAACCTCCAAAGCTGGTCAGGTATCTTCATGAAGCATGAAGTACGTAACGGGGACTATGACCTAATGGAGTTGAGTATGGACTATCTTTTGAAGGAGTGGCTGTAATGTCTACTACTTTTGCAAATCACACACATACTCTTCCTCCTGGAAGTGTGGTAATGGTTGATACAACCCATAAACCACCAATAACGTATGCTGTATCTGAGAACGGAAGTATGCATGCACTAACTCCATATGGAGACGTAGAGGAAGTTATGAAGAAGGAAGAGCAAGAGCATATCCGCCTAGCAAAAGAAGGGCGGATGACTGAAGCAGGTGCAGTAGCAGAGGGCCTTCCCCGAGTAACGGGATGTGAGCTTTCTGTAGAGTACAACGCTTCTATAGATGAGAACAATCTAAAGCTAGTGTGGGTACTAGACAACGGAGATAGACTTGTCCAGTTCAGTTCCCCGGTGGCTGACCGCGAAGTGTTCCAGAAGCTTGAGATTGACTTTACTGCTCGTGGTACTGAAGGGGAATTGCTGGCCTATGTACGACCAGCGGACGAGGAGGACGATGATGCTGACTCTGGATGAACTCAAAGAGAGGATTATCCAGAACTACGACCCTGACCTAGTAGTAGAAGCTCTGGAGATTTCAACCGAAGAGCTACTCGATAGATTCGAAGATGTTCTTGAGAACAAAAAAGATAAGTTCAAAGATTTGGAGATTGACTAACATGGAAACGACTGATAGTATTAACGAGTGGGCAAAGGAACAGTTCGGAGATATCCCGGAACAGTTCTACGGTAGGGCGGTAGAACGAGCCTTCGAAGAGCTAATTGAATTGTGGGAAGAACTAGACCACGAGCGAGGCGTACTCGTTTCTATTGGAGATGAGATAGCTGATGTTGCTATTGTACTGATGCGATTGATGGGACGCTTCAAGTACCGAGAGGGCCAGTGTATTCTCCCGGAAGACTTGCAAGCTATAGTTGACTTGAAGATGAAGAAGAATCGAGGACGTAAATGGGCCTCTGATGGCACTGGTCATGGGTATCATATCAAGGACATGTAAAGGAGTATGTGCTGTGGCACACAAAAACTATCGTCGTCGGAATCCGGTAGCTAAGGAGGTAAGACAGAATGCCGAATACAGACAAAGAATCGTCCCCGACATCAAGAAGTACGACAGGCCGAAAGCGCGTAGGACGGCCTTCGAAAGAGAAGACTACTGGTGGGGAGACGAAGAGAATGCACCGTAAGGACCTAGTGTTCTTAGGAGCATGTGCAATCGAAGGGGCACGTATGATTACTACTCGTGACGGCAGTCCGGGAGCCCACCACCTTCTATCGTATGTTCCAAAGCTAGAAGAATTTTATGACAAGTACGAGGATACTTAAGGATGACACCGTATCAGCAATTCATTCACACTTCTCGGTATGCCCGCTATCGAGACGACCTAGGTAGGCGGGAAACGTGGGACGAGACTGTAGACAGAGTACACGAATTTTGGAAAGCACGTATTCCTGCTAAGCTACACTCTCAGTTGTTTGACGCAATGGAGGCAGTGCGTCGTATGGAGATTATGCCCTCCATGCGTATCATGATGACTGCTGGTCCTGCGCTTGAGCAACACCACGTAGCAGGATATAACTGTAGCTACACACCCATTGACCACCCTCGCAAGTTCTCGGAGGTACTGTACATTCTGATGTGTGGTACTGGCCTAGGCTTTAGCGTTGAACGAGAATACATTAAGCAACTACCGGAGGTCCCGCATGAGTTCAAGGAATCGGATACGGTCATTAAAGTTCGAGACAGCAAACTTGGGTGGGCGTCCGGGTATCGGGAACTTATTCAGTTGCTCTATGGTGGTAGAATACCTCAATGGGACATGTCAAAAGTTCGACTTGCAGGAAGTCGTCTTAAAACGTTCGGAGGAAGAGCGTCTGGTCCAGACCCTCTTGACGCTCTTTTTAAGTTTACAGTCGATACCTTCCGCAAAGCAGCCGGACGAAGACTAAACTCTCTTGAGGTACACGGTCTTATCTGCAAGATTGCGGACATCGTGGTAGTTGGTGGAGTACGGCGTTCTGCTCTTATCTCTCTATCCAATCTCTCAGATGACCGTATGCGTACAGCTAAGTCTGGTGACTGGTATCGTCCTGTGGAAGAAGGGGGACGACCTTATCTTGCGCTGGCTAACAACAGCGTGGCTTACACGGTCAAGCCAGATACCGATAGCTTCCTTCGAGAAATGTTTGAACTCTATATGAGTAGGGCGGGTGAGCGTGGAATCTTCAGCCGAGAAGCGTGTGTCAACAAATATAGTAACGGGCACCGACGTGATGAAGCATTTGAATTTGGAACTAATCCTTGCTCCGAAATTATCCTCAGACCAGACCAGTTCTGCAATCTCTCCGAAGTCATTCTTCGGCCGGACGATACTGTGGACTCGGCCCTGCGAAAAGTCAGACTGGCTACATTTCTTGGAACACTCCAGTCAACCTTGACAGACTTTAAGTTCCTAGGAACAAACTGGAAGAAGAACTGTGAAGAAGAACGACTCTTGGGAGTCAGCCTTACCGGCATCATGGACCACCCTTTCTTTGGAGACCCGGAAAAAGCTGAAGACACAATGCTTAAGGAGGCACTTGAAAAGCTGCGAGACGCAGCAATCAACGAAAACCAAGTTGTGGCAGATGCGTTGGGAATCGAGCGTTCGACAGCGGTTACCTGTGTCAAACCTAGTGGAACCGTCAGTCAGTTGTGTGACACTGCTAGCGGATTGCACCCACGTTATGCACCGTATTACATTCGGCGTGTTAGGGTGGATGACAAGGACCCCGTGTGTCAATACCTTATTGACCAAGGTGTACCCCATGAAGAGGACTTTACAAACAAACACTGTCAAGTATTTTCTTTCCCGTGTGCTGCGCCGGAGGGCGCTATTGTGCAAGATAACCTAAGTGCTATTGACCACCTTAAGTTGTGGCGTTTGTACAATGACTATTGGTGTGAGCACAAGCCAAGCGTTACTATCTCGTATACTGACGAGGAGTTTCCCGGCCTACTGGCTTATGTGTGGGATAACTTTGATGCTATCTCTGGTGTTAGCTTTCTACCAAAAGCAGACGCTATCTATAAACAAGCACCTTATGAAGCAGTTGGTAAAGACACCTACGATGCGTTGGTAGCAGCAATGCCTACTGAGCTTAGGTGGGAGGACTTGATTGAGGATGAAAACAATACCAGTGTCCAGCCTGAGCTGGCCTGTCACGGTGGAGCATGTGAACTATGAGGATTGACACAGAAGAAATAATTGACCAAGCAGCCCATGCAGGGATTGCAGCACTGGTTGCCTTTGCCTTGACATTGGCAGGTGTTAGTGGTATACTATCTGTAGTAGGGGTGATGACAGCAGCATATGTGCGAGAGCTGTACCAACACCAGTGGATGCCACGAGCAATGGGTCCCGGAAGTTACTGTGACCTAGCATTCTTCCTTCTAGGTTCCATGTTGGGAGTGGTCCTAGGAACAGTTTGGGTGTAACTTGTTACAACGCCCCCTAAGCATTGCTGGCGATGCAGGTGCCTTGTAAGCACACGATAGTAGGTTCGATTCCTACAGGGGGCTCCACTTTGGGGCACTAGCTTAATTGGAAAGAGCAACGGACTTCTAATCCGTAAGGTGAGGGTTCGAGTCCTTCGTGCTCCGCCACACACACACAGCGGGTGATAAACTAATGGGAGTTTGCCAGCCTTCCAAGCTGGACGTAGCGGGTTCGATTCCCGTCGCCCGCTCCACTCTCTAACTCAGGAGGTAGCATGAGTAAGGAAACTTACTGGAGAAAGTTTCTAAATAAAAGCAAGGGAAAAGCGGTGGTCGAGGTGGCCGGAGACGCATATATTGAGTTGTCCATAACAGACTGCCGGAGAGCCATTACTCTTGAATTTTACGTTGACAGAGATAATCCAGAAAAGTCCGCAAAGGAACTTAAGCATAAGCTCTCTGTTCTTCGTACTGCGCTCGATAAGGTAGAAGCGCAGATTGATAA